AGACGTTCGACACCCTTGGGCAAACTACCTGCTTCAGCACTAGATGCCGCATTCAAAATAGCCTGCTTGATTTCCTGCTTGAGTTGCTCACGCTCCTCAGCAGTCATCTTAGGACGCTTACCTTTACCCTTGGTTTCTTTGTCCCCATCACCATCACCATCTTCACCCTCGCCATCACCATCACCATCAAGGTGATCGTCAAGCAATTGATTGACCAAATCATCCATGCTGATCTTCTCAACATTCTGCATGAGGTCATCATAGATTTCTTCGCTAGACTTGCCGTCGTACTTTGTCTCATACAAGCAAGGTACCGTAGTGATGAATTGACCCACTTTATGACGCTTGAGATCGGCGTTCACGGCATAGTCATTTGCAATATTGAACAACTGGGGATCACGTTCACCTCGACGGCCCATGTGATCATAGACAACGTGTAACACCTCATGCGCAACAAGGAATTCAACTTCCTTGGGCTTGAGTAGCATAACGAAACGTGAATTGTAGTAAAACTTACGTCCATCAGTAGCGGCAGTAGCACACCAGTCATCAGCATTGATCAATTGCAAACGTGTTGCAAGATTGCCGAAAAAACTATGACGCAAGAGTAGACCGATACGTGCAGTCACCAGACGTTCGCGGGCCTGCGCGTCTACGTTCTTGTCGGTGGGACCGATAAGATTGTCGAATTTCTTGTTTCGCTTAGACTTTTTTGCACCTTTAGTGCCGGGAAGAACATCGCTCATACGTACACTCCTATCATTCATATGTATCTATTATACGAAAAATTGCTGGAAAAGTCAAGACTTTTATGGCGTCGTAAGTTGTTGATTTATTTAGGCTTTTTAAATACGGGAATACTGTTCATTTTATGCAGATTCCTAGCACGTATTTTGCGATATTTGGCTAAGTCTCTTTTAAGTTTTGAGCAAGTGACTTCTTCTCCGGACTCATCTAGGTGCATAGCCATTTCTAATTCATCATAACTCATACCAAGTTGGTCCTCGTCATTGCGACCGTCATCCCATAATCCATCCGTGGGGGGTGCATTGATGATCTCTTGTGCGATACCCAATTCACGACCTAACTCCCATACTTCAGATTTCATTAGATCGCCGATTGGGCTGATATCAACACCACCATCACCATATTTGGTAAAGAAACCTACACCAAAATCTTCTACTTTGTTACCAGTACCAACAACGATACCATCCATGTGTTGTGCTACCTGGTATAGTGTCAACATGCGCATTCTACTACGTGAGTTAGCAAAAGCCAAATCACTATTGAAGCCCAATGTAGTCATTCGTTTTTCAAATACCGCAAACTGTTTGGTTAGGTCTACGTTGACATGAACCACATTACTAAAATAATTTTCTACCAACCATTCTGCATGTTTGATACTCAGTTCGTGGGTACGTTTACTTTGTTTGATGGGCATAGTCAATACATACGTGAGAATGTCTGTATTTGCACACAATGTACTAACCACTGCACTATCGATGCCGCCGGACACTCCGACGACCAGTGTCTTGATCTTGTTACGCTTGGCGTAATCTTTAATCCATTTAGTTATTTGTTTATGTAGCATAAAAGGTACCTACCCGGCAGACACTAAGGACTCTCACAATACTTAGCATCCACCGGGTAGGATTTAATTTTAGTTATTAGTATCCACGATGTACTTGCCGTACTTCTGATGGAACTCGTTGAAGTTCTTCAACTGACTGGGTTCGATCGGCAACTTGAAAGTCTTAAGTGCGATCTTAGCACCCATAACAACCAACTCAGTCTCAAAGTTAGCCATCATGTACGTGAAGAAGTTGCTAGCCATCTCGTGGAACTTCTTGCTATCAACCTTGTTCTCAACAGCATCACGCAATTCGTAGCACATACTAGTAGTCAACGAATACATCGCCGAGATTTCTTTGACAGCGAGGTCCTTGACCTTGCCATTAAGAATGTCAGTCGGGTTGGGCAGTTTGCCTGCGATCTTGCGGTGAGCCATAAACTTGACTGCAAGACCCTCACCTACAGCACCTGCGATCAAATTGAAGAGAGTATCGTTATCCATATCCTCTTCATCATCAAGCAATTCGCTAACGAATGTCCAACTACGGGGAGTAGCGAAAGCGCGGCTAGCACTCTTGCTATCAAAGTCATAGAGATCCTGCTTTGCGAAACTCAAGTAGCCAACGACATCCTCATGAATGCCCTTGACGACAGCCCAGTTTTGCCATGAGACAAAATCAGCCCGAATTTCAAGGTGAATGAAACGATTAGCGAGGGGCATCGGCATGCGATACGTCACGCCCTTATCACTTTCGCGATTGCCTGCGGCAACGATAACAACGTTATCGGGCAATTTGTACTTGCCTACAGCACGATTAAGTGTCAACTGATAACCTGCAGCCTGTACAGCGGGTGCCGCACTATTCATCTCATCAAGGAACAACACGATGATGGGATACTTGCTAGCAAGTTCCTCGTCAGGCAATTCGACCGGGGGAGCCCAGTCCATACGATTGATATCTTTGTTGTAGTAAGGGATACCACGCAAGTCAGTGGGTTCCATTTGCGCCATACGCAAATCGATCATATGTCCACCGAGTTCTTTAGTGATATCTGCAATCACTTCAGACTTGCCGATACCGGGAGGACCCCAGAGAAAGATCGGACGCTTAGTCTTGAATGCTTTGAGTACTGCCTTGCGGGCTTGTACTGTAGTGATAGTAAGATTGTCTGAGATAGCCATGTGAGAGTCTCCTATAAAAAAATGATATGTATGAAGTATAGTACCTTCAAACGCAAATGTCAAGCCTTGTAGTAGTCATAACTACGAATTTTACTTTGCCGATTTGTGTGGCTTTCGTTAAACTTGATTTCGTAACCCTTTTGTTTGAGGGCAGTGATCAGTACAGAAAGGTCACAGTCTTCCTCGAGGAAAGCATTGTTACCATTTTGATAACTGTAAGTAGAAATCTTATCGGCGATGCCAAGTTTGGCAAGTCTTGCTTTTGGGAAACGTGCCCAGGCATGACCCGGATCTGCGAAAACTTTGATACTGATCGTCTTAGCCATTTGTTACTCCGTCAATGATATGTATATTATGAACCCAACTTGACCAAATGTCAAGCCTTACATCGACCAGTAGGATTCGCTAGAAGGCGAACAGAAATATGGGCGGTCATAGCGTTCTTGGAACATTTTGCCGGTCATGAGATTTTTGCTGGTCACATAAGTCTCAAACACTTCTACAATGAAGCCCAACTTACGCTTACCTTCTACTACTGCATTGATGTAGTCCTTAGTGCTAGGGGCAAAATCTTGCTTAACGACAAGACGCTTACCTTCTTTAGTACGCTTGTCAGTCTTGTAGATTTCGAGGGTGTATTCAACTAGTGCAGACATTTCAGTTCCTTTTCTCAACTCTATGTACTAATTATATGCCCGATAGTACCCAAAGTCAAGCCTTTTTATGTTGTATTTTTGCAACATTTTAAGGCTACGTAAGTTGTTGATTTATATAGGGTTTTTACTCTGACAGTTTCGCTATCAGGATCATCTTTTCGAGATAATCAATGGCATTAGCCAAATTTTCTCTAGGCTCGTCCACATAATTAGGTCTGTGGGTTTGGCGTGCTTTTACTTCTGCACTGCCTAAGACGGAAATAAGACCTTCAACATTCTTTAGGAATTTATGAAGGTCTTTATTATAATTGATAGTACGCAATTGTCGATGTAACTCATCGACAACTTTGGTGGCTTCTAGCGCAGTTTCAAACCTGCGTTGCATATCACTTGAGTCCCATCTCCTGTCGGATCTTTGTTGCGGAGATACTGTGAGTTGCATCATCAAACACCTCTTGCTCAATCTTATAACCTACATCACGCCCATACGTGATGTTCACAATATTGGGCACTACTTGTATAGTATACATGCCTTGATAGAGAGGGTCAAGATCACGGCGTATGCGATCAGTAACTTGCTCAATCGCAAATGGATTACTGCCCTGCCAACCCTGACAGTCACGTATCATGATACACACCTGACCCGTTTTTGCCAACGCACGTTCAAATAAAGCACGATGACCCTTGTGCCATGGTTGCCAGCGACCTAGCATCTGTACTGTTTCTTTCTGCCAATCAAACACAGGTCTACGCTCATTGTTTAGTATCTTCTGCCCTATGTATGAAGCCCAGTAATCTGCATTCTGCTCGTTGATACGGAAGTCATAGACGGTGGGTGGCACAAACGCTTTGTTAGTATCTTCAAACCTACCCTCGTCAATAGTATCTACCCATACAACCCAATCTGCTTTATAATTATTACGCATCTCTGGCAATGGTGCTACGAAATCACAGATGACATAATCACCTGCTGAAGCCAATGCAAAGTCTAGCATACGAATACTTTGACGTATGCGACCCTCTTTACTGAAATCCCAATCGTTGAAACGCTTGCGAACATCATCAGCATTGAACCAATCAACTGTTGCTGACCAATTTTGTGGTGCCATCTCATACTGTGACATACGTTCGAACGACATATGTTGTATGGTGCTATAATCTTCTAGATATTTTTTAAGTCTTTCTGCTAGATATGTCTTCCCCGATCCGGGAAGGCCCATGATCAAAATTCTTTTTGCGGTCATATTTTCCCCTTGTTAAAATTTACCGTTTGTATTTAACTGGGGTGGGATACCCGCACGACTTATTTTGCTATTGAATGCCTTTGCATTCTTTTTGATACTATCGGGCTTGACATCCACTGTCAATGCCGTCTTGAAACGTGGATCATTTTTCTGTTTTTCGCTAGGGATATATCCTGATGCTTCATTGACAGGTTTTTTCAATATCTCAATGACTTTATCTGCGGCGGCTTTTATTGCTTTATCATATCCCATCTCTTTTGCTTCTTCTCTGGATTTACCCAAGAATTGTTTAAGCATAGTTTTAGCAACATCCAACATTACTTTTTTCTGATCGGGATGATTGTATATTCGTTGTAATTGACTTTCACGCTGATAATAACTAGAGTAACCAATAGCATCGGCCAAACTTTGTAAGTCGTATCTCCTACTTTGTAGTGTTGGGTTACGATTATCAAACATCTTATGTTGTTTAATAATTCTAGGATCTAATACAACACCTTGTGTTGGTTCATTGTAAGCAATCCATCCAGCACCCGGATCGTATACGCTAGTAAAGCCTAACTCTCTTAATATTTTATTCCAACGAATTACATTAGTTTCATCACTTTTGCCTAGTCTACTCAAGCAATCATAAATGAACCAATATGGCGTACCATCATATTCTGGATCGTCAATTGCTTGTTGTATTACTTCTTCAGGACAATATTGAAGCAATGCTTTTTTTAATTTAGCAGGATCAACTTTTGTTTCTTTTGTCATTTCATTTGAACGGTCATATTGAAACAATTGTATATAAGGGAAGTTATCTCCCCATGGAAGTGATTCGTCACGGTCGGCCATTTGCATAAAGTATCGTAATGGATAAAAGTAAATGCCTTTAGGTGTGTCTTCGCTAACAGCCGCACGTGGATTAACGCCTAACTTAGGCTCCGCAGTCATACTAACAGCCCAATTGTCTATGTCATTAATATTATCTTCGGCGTAATTAATAAGGTCATATTTTCCAGACCCACTTCTCATATTTTGATTTGGGTTTCTACGTGCTTCGTCAACTTCTTTGTTAATTTTATTTAATTCATAGATAACTTTGTCACCTGTGTCTGCTCTAAACGCTTTAAAGCCCCAGGCTCTAGCATAACGCTGAACTAAACTGTCATATAATCTTGCGCGGCTTTGTGATTTTTGTCCATCTTCAACTTCTTTGCTGGCTGAAAAGAATACTCTTTTTGGTTTGTATTTTTTAATAAATGTTTGAATAGCACTTAGTACAGTGGCAAACACACGCTGTTGATCACCTTCGCCTGTGACTTCTTGGCTGTTGTTTCTAAAGAACTCAACACTCCATGCCTCTTCTTTAGTACCTTGGCTAAATCCCTTGTTAAACATGATACTTAGATAATTACCATCATCTAATTTTGTGTATGCGTCAACATCACCGTGATCACCTTTTGACCATCTAAGTTTGTAAGGTTTATCAAATGTTTCATTGACATTGTATGTAGGATCAACTTTCTGACCCTTCATAGGTTCATGACCTTTAGGATCAATGTCAGTTACATCTAATCCTGTTTTCTTTAATGCTTGAATATATTGATGTTCTAAATCTTCGTCACCGAAACTTAATATAGTGCTTGGTGGTCCTTTACCGAAGTCATGTTTACCTAGACCCTTCATATTACTGATATGCTGTCCTAGTTTATACCAGTCATAGACATCACTGACATCTACACGTATTGTACCTTGAGGCATAGTAGGCGGAAATTCTGGGCCTGGTGGAGGGCCGTTTGGATCATAATCTTCGCCCATCTCGTTGGCTAAACTTAATTCTCTACTGTGCAACTCTTGTTTCAAATCCCACAGTGCTTTAAATAATCCTTGCTTGCGTACAGCCTTAAATGCTAGATTTTCAGGACCAAACTCACCTGTTTGATCTAATCCTGATTTGCGATATCTCTTAATGATATCTAATACACGCTCTACATCTTTTAGGTTTTTAGTCTTTAATGCTAGTTCTATCAACTCACCTAGTTTCTCATACTTCGCTCTGGTTCTGTCTTGATCAAAGTTGGCTTTACGTTTGACAGGAACTCTAGTCCATGCTTTCTTTAATAGGCTATATTCTCCTAGACTATGGTGTGGTTGTTCACTATCCTGAACGTATAATTCTACGGGTATACCACGTATTTTTAAATCATGTGAATTATTGTATTCATTCTTTTTCGCATTAAACAACTCACGATAAACCTCATCATTAGATAGTTTATCCATGTCTACAAGAATATGCAAGTCTATGTCGCTATGCGGAGTGTATGAGTAGGCCGCGTTACTACCGCTTATAGTAATATCCTCTACCTTGAGTTTTCCTATACCTAGTTCGGACATGAAGTCTTCAGCCATAGTCATGAGTTTGGCATAGACTGCAGGATCTAAATCATCCCCGATCCAAAGTTTGGGGTTGAGTTCGTTGTGGAATTTCACCGCATCAGCAAGTCTAAATGATTCAAGTTCTTTTATGTCCATAAATGTATTTAGTTAAAAAGAAAGGCCCCTTAAGGCCTTTCCCGACTGTTGGTTACAAGGTTGTCAACCCCGGCTTAGCCTCAAGCGGCTAGAGCATATACGCTATCGTTTGCGTTTACTTTGTTTTGCTAGAATTACGTTCTTCGCCTATCGGATCGTCCACTCTGTTACTCTTTGCCCTGTCGAATCTAGTCAGGCCCATCATAAACATACTATCTCTACTTAAAGTTTATCAGCAAGCCGACACACAGTATGTTTATGGTGGACCTGGCGGGATTCGCACCCGCGTCCAGAACACTTTTTACTTCGCTTCATACGATCATAAAAATTTACTCTTTACAAGTACGTTCTCTATAAATCTTTCCGTCTTCAGTCATCACTTCTTTCCAATCTGTACAAACTTTAACAGTTTGAATCTGTTGAATGATCACTTTTTCTTCTTTTTCTTTGTCTCTGGCGTTAGCATCAGCAATGACTGCACCTAGAATCACTCCACCCACTAGTGGTGCTACCCAATTATCATGGTGACGATGTACGATGACAGGGTGATGTCTGTGATGATTCCAATGATGACGATTGTGCATATGGTGATGCACAACAACCGGGGCATGTCTAGTGAAACATGATGGATGTTTATGGTCAACACCTGAGCGGCAATCGATGCCACCTGCATTTGCGGCTACAGCAAAAAGACCTAGAAAAATTGCTAGAATTGCTTTCATATTGTTCTCCTATAGGACAAGCCTACTAAGTATTTATGATACTATCTGTTTCGGGCTTGATTGTAAAGATATTTTGGGTCAAAAATACTTGTTTTTAATGTCACGCAATCTGCGCTCGGTCTCTATCAACCACCAATCGATCTTTTCGCCCGTATCATCATAATGCTTGATGACCTGTCTAGCAAGTTCAGGCATTTGGTTTGGGTCGTATGCAAGTTCAATCGCTTTGTTTCTATTGTAAGTTATCTTGTCCTGCAATATAGAATTAAACTCTTTACATTTTTCTAGTGGTATTTCGCATATCTTTTTAACTTGTTCACAGATAGCATCATATCTTTGCTCTGTGTTTTCTATGTCATCAAAACTATAGTCAAACAATTCATCGTAAAGTTTAAAGCCTAGACTTTCGATTTTTCTATTGATACCTTTTCTACCTGCGACCAAGAAAGGTTTGCCTACGATCAAAGGTACCATAGACTTTTCTGTGATGAATAATGTTTTTAGTGTAGACTCGGGGACTAACTGAAAGAAAGATTCATAATACTCTTTTGGCATCCAGCCTTGGTCTTTGCTTTCTGCGAACTGATTGTCTAATACTTTCTTAGCACCATTATAATACTTGAAAGGGTATGGAGGATTACCTGTATACTCTGCATGCCAGGAGTATGCGCTATATTTTAATAGATCATGTTTGGCTACAGTATCAAGCAATAACGATCTCCATATATGGCTCTTACCATTTAGATATACAAAATGATATTTGTATTCTAGATCATCAAGGTTCTTGATCAAAATCTTATCGATAGAATCAATATTCCTTCTACCATTGTTATACCAGTGTAATAATTGTTCTAGTGTCTCGCGGCAAAAATTAGAAGGCCACGATATGATCTCTACATGCTCAGGAGTGTTCTCGTAGTCATGATCCACTCCCATGATAGCATAGACCTTGAGGTTTCTCTCACGGGTGATATCAATGATCTCTTTATATCTAGGAATATTATAATGTTCGAATTCTGTATGGCAGAATAATATCACACCATCGTAATCTTCGTGCTTTAGTTTTTCTATATACTCATCGTACATCTTGTCGTCCATGAAGCCCGACTCAGGGTTAGGGCAAGGACACAAGTTCCACATATTGACGCGCCAATACTTCATGATCAGTATATCAATCCGTATGCGATGCACCAGACTTCTAGTGCTAATTTATATAAAAGATGGCTGAGAATATATGCACCCAATGCCAACATACCTATTTTTAATGTCAGTTCTGTTTTATCCATACTGTTATTTACTCATATCGAATAGCATGTCAAAAGGTTTAGCATCTAGATATTGATTATTGTTTTTTCGAAATACCCATATAGGTTCTATGAAAATGCTATTTTTATCTGCTTCTACGATAGCGTGAGGTCTTGCTTGCATACGCATACCAATCTTTCCTAGATAATGTGCGTTTGGATATGACAGTATATCGTCTACCATATCATCACATAGATTCAATCTAGTACCATTGTTGATTCTAGGTTCTATGATGTTTATCATCATAAATGCATCATCTAACAATGTATCCCAAACTAATCTATTCACTTTGAAAAAGAAATCATGCTTCCAACTATCGAACGTAGGATAACGGCTCCAACTCTGTGTTGCACTGTTATTACTGGCATAACGCTCAGTCTCAAAATAAGGAGGACTCGTAAAATAAAAGTCAAACGTGTTCGCATATAGTTTCCAGTTAACATCTTCGCTAGGAAGATTGTATATGATGACCTGCTTAGTGCCTGTGCATATAAAGTGATCACCATTATCACATAACACAGGATTACTACATCCCAATAGTTTTTCATATTCGGCACATTGATCTTTATATGCGTTATACACCTCAGGATTAGGATCACACCCTACATATAATTCTGTAGATTTCGTAGCATAAAAACCTGCTAGTCTATCACCCCAACCACAACTTGTGTCTAATACTTTATGTGCATTATGCTTTTCGTATAACGCTTTAGCGACATTGGGTTTGAATTGTGTGGCAGTATATGTACCTATGCGAAAGCCACTGCGAAACGTGCTATCGTTGATATCACTTTTGCCTAAGGCGCCTAGTCGCCAGAAATGCCAATTCATCTTACTGAGTTTATCTTTGTTCGTCCATATGTCATATGGACTGTCAACAAGATTGCTACCACACTTCATACGATTCAATTGTTGGAAGTAATTGCTCACGGCATTATATGCGTGACTCTTATCGATCACACCCAGCGGGTTATCGCTATACTTGTATTTGTAATCAACTTTCTCTAACACAATGTCAAAATCTTTATATTCACCCAACATTGATGTATTCACAAATCTGAGAAATAGATCCATGAACTCGTCATAACTGATTTCCTTTGCAGGAAAAGGAATATTATTAGCCGTCACATACTCTGCCAAACTATCCTTGATATCTTTTTGTTCAGATTGCTGTATGAAACTCAGCCAATCACTGTTAGTGATATTGGGTATTCCCCTGGCATCACTATGATTTTGGAAATAATTTACGATTGCTGGAACTATCATGTAGATAGTATACTATAGATATTCGTATTTGTCAAGAAATTCTGGTTTATCTCTAGCACCTGCAGATGCCTTGATCCTACTTATAGCCATCGCTGTGCGACAAACCTTACACCAGAAGGTAGGGCGGCTGTGATTATTTATACTTTTCTAATGGAATCTCGCTGAGACCATGTTCACGATCAAGATACTTCATCTCGACTTTAACTGGATCCCAGACTTTCAATGCTTCTACTACATGATACGGATCCAACTGTCCGCATGTGTATACATCAAGTTGCATCAATGCAGGATCAGTCTCATCCCAAACATGCATTGCTAGATGGCTAGTCTCAATGATTGCCACGCAAGTGATGCCGCGATTGCCCTTGACATCAAGATACTTAGCATATGGTCCCATCATTATCTTCATATCAATCTTTTCTATCAGATTCGTCATCCAAGTTTTTGCTTCTGCTTCAGTTAGGGGCGGTTTTTTAATTTCTGCTCGTATGATCAGATGCTTGTGAAACACTGCCATGATAATGACCTCGTATTATTTGTATTTGCTTCTGTAGTAGTCTTTGAGCCAGGCCCATTCGTAAGATTTCTTCAACTCTTCAATGTCTCCCATCACATTGTCATAATACTCTACAGCATCCTTCGCCCCTTGTAAACAACTTTCGGCGAACTCTCCTTCTGCTACCGTCAACCAAGTATTTAATCGTTGTTCAGCAACATCAGTATAGTCAGACTGTAACTTGATTACTTCGCGGAAAGCAGTACGCCAAGTGCTATATGGATCAGTATTGAAAGTAGCAGTTCCGCTTAGTATCTCTACAGTCTCATGCGGATCGTCTAGTGTGAAGTCTAATCCTTTACCTTCATTTGCTAATGTCAGTTTCTTGTTGTATGCGATCATTCCCTGGTGTCCGTACTCTAATCCATTGACAGGATTCTTTGCATGGAAGATATAATGCTTAGGTATCTGCAATCTGTCTGGTTGCCAACCCCAGTCAAACTTTGTGTTGACTTTAAGTTTAGCAAACACAGTGAAAGCCCACTGAGTCTCACTTGCTTCTAGTGCGGCATGATAACCTTGAACACGACCATCAACGCCGTCAACACGAACGATGCGATTACCTAAACCTTTAGTGACTGCTAGCAAGTGTTCGTAATTTTCGTCTGCGCACATTTCACCGTTGCTGAGAAATACGATATCAAGTGGCTTAGATTTACCTAACTTGCTAGCAGTCTTGATATATGGATAATCGTAAAGTTCTTTCTTCACGACATCCCTTGCTTCTTTAGGAACTATGATGCGGCTAGCACCGGTGCTAGTCACGAATATAGTTTTGCTTTCATCATCCCATAAACTGATCTGCTCTTCGTTCTTTGTTTCTACATCTTCAGTAGCAAATATCATATAGGGGAACGTGAAGTCAACGTCTAGTGCATTAACATGTGTATCTGAATCTACTTCAATCACAGGAGCAGGTAATCTCTTCGCTTTGACTTGAGGGATGTATGCAACCTTAGGATATAGTTGTAGTTTTTCTAAATTGTCTATAACTGTTCTGGTAGTATTGACATCTAACAAGAATGTATCACCGAACTTTTGACTATCGCTAGGGAATACGTGTAAGTTATCTCTTGCGAAAGGGTCAGTGATGAAACTAAAATGGAAGTTATCATACTCGCATATGCTTGAACATAACCAAACATAATGATCTTTTTTCTCGGGTAATGAATTGATTACTGACTTGATAGTGTTTAAGTAATTCTTATCATACTTGACTACAGATATATTCTTACCGCATGATTTTTTAGTGAGTTTTTCTTTAACTTCATCAAGATCCGAATTGCCGTGATCGATTAATATAATATCATATAGATTATTAGTCGCTAATGCTTTACGATCCTTAACGAAATTCAAGTTGCTTAGATGTTCAATGATCTTGATGTACTTGGTATCTTCGGCAAAAGTGTTCTTGTTGACCATGTATGTGTTGCCCCAGTGACTCCACTGAGTACCGAACACATGAACCATCTTTATCTGCCATTCGTTTGGATAATAGTTGAAGTTGAAGTCACTATAATCATATTCGCTATTCAATATCCAACATAGGTCTGTGTTGGATCTGTTTATGCAACGATTTATAGTATCTACCCAACTATTCAAGAAACGTGTCTTTTGTATGTTAGGATACTTAGCACGTAATGCTTCAAATCTTTCTTTGACTTCAGTATTACCCCTGTCTACAAAAAACATATCGCTCGGTTTGAACAACGTAGCAAGATATTCTTCATCTAACTTCTTGCCCTGTTCGACAAAGTTTAAATCTTTATGACCTTGCATATACATAGGTCCCGAGACAAAGTATGTCTGTGTAGATTCAGAGTCGGGGCTACCAAACACATGCACATAGCGCGCCTGTTCAATGTTTGGTCGCCAACTAAAATCGAACTTAGTATAATCGATGTTGTCACGTATCGCCCAGAAAATCTCATCAGGATGTTCTTTCACTAAGTCTTCAAGTACTGAGTATATGACATACTTAGGAATCTCTTTCTCTTCTACGATCTCTTCAAGATAATCGTAACGTCTATACACGCGAGGCAATCTCACTATCTCGCTGTTGTTATTTACAGTCTCGTATCTAGGACCGTCGTTATCATTGACTAATGTACCGAACTGATAGATATAAGGAGGTGCTTCTGGATGCGGTACCCAACTAAAGTCAAAGTCTTCTACGTTGACATCATCTGGTATGACCCAGTTCTTTCTAGTGGCTTTAGTCTCTGCTTTGATATTTTCGATATATTTAAAATCTACATCAGTATCTACTGTGTATCTAGGACCGCCACGATTATTCCATATAGTAGCAAATTCATAAACATATGGAGGACTCTTTGGATCTGGTCTCCAAGTGAAATCAAAACTGCTCAAATTAATATTATCTGGTATAGCCCATTTGGACATATCAGGTAATACGTGCGCTATCATCTCATGCACATACTTGATTTCTGTAGCATCACCTACTTTATATTGTATTGTAGGTTCGACTTCTGCTTTATGCCATTGGTTGCCGAACACATAGATATAAGGTGGATCACCTGGATCCGGATGCCAACCAAAATCAAACTTAGTCTCATCTATAGGAATCAATATGTTCCAACGATCTGTCATAGGCGCTAATTCTGCGACCATATTATCCATGTACTTGTGTTCTGTAGCACCCTGAATCCTATATTCAAGTGTAGGCATCTTCTCAGCAGGATACTGATTATTACCGAACACATAGATATACGGAGGGTCTGTAGGGTTAGGTCTCCAACTAAAATCAAAACTATTTTGCTTGATATCATGCAGTATGTTCCAGCGACGGCTGTCGGGCAATACCTTCGCCTTGACTTCATGAATATGTTTTACTTCTGTTGCACCTGCTACTCTGTATTCTACAGTAGGTTCTAACTCAGGACCGTTCCACTGATTACCAAACTGATAAATGTACGGGGGATCGAATGGATGCGGTACCCAACTAAAATCAAAACTATCTTCATCGATAGGCAATAGCATATCAAAGTTAGTTTTGTCTGGTACTGTCTTACCTACTATCGTGCTGATATATTTGTATGTCTTAGCATTTGGCACAGTATACTTAGGACCGCCGCGATCATGCCACTGTGTTCCGAACTGATAGATATATGGTTCTTCTGTATCATCGGGGTGCCAACTAAAATCTACGCCAGAAGGATCGATGTTATTAGGCAACAGCCAGTTTTCTTTATTAGGCAAGCGTCTTGCTTTTTGCTCATTGACATACATCACCTTTGTATCAGCATTCGCATCAGGATGAACATAACGAGGGCCGCCCGTCTTCTGCCACTGAGTACCGAACTGATAAATCAAAGGAGGTGCCGATGAATCGGGATGCCAACTAAAATCAAATGCATCGATGTCGATGTTATCAGGAATCTCCCAATTAGACCCGTCGACTAATGCTCTCACTTTATTGTCTGGTACATACTTCACATCAGTAGCGCCAGGCATGACGTAACGAGGACCATTAGTCTTCTGCCACTGAGTACCGAACTGATAGATATAAGGTCTTTCAGTAGTATCAGGATGCCAACTATAATCAAATCCTGTAGCATCCACGTTCTCTGGAACTTTCCATCTAGGATCCTTAGGATTAGGTAAGAATCTAGCCTTAGAACCGGAAACATATTTGATCTCTGTCGCTTTTTCTACGTTATAAGACGGTCCGCCGGTCTTCTGCCATTGTGTACCGAAACGATAGATATACGGGGGATCGCCTGGATCAGGCTTCCAACTAAAGTCGAATTCGCTAATGTCAATATTCTTAGGTATAACCCAGTTACGTTTGTCTTGCGCTAATATTGCTTTAGGTTTTTCTAAGTAATTGCGTGTAGTAGCACCTTCTATGTGATACTCAACTGTAGGCATCACTTCACCTAGATGATGTTGATTACCGAACACGTAAACATATGGGGGCGCCGTATCGTCTGGATGCCAAGACCAATCAAATTCTTCTATCAAGTAATCGTTGATGACTATGAACTTAGATTTGTCTGCTAGTTTTCTAACTCTCTTCTCTAAGTATTTCGTACCGGCAGCGTTCTCCATCTCATAGCGAGGACCACCTGTCTTCTGATGTTGTGTACCAACTTGATAATTATAGGGCGGGTCTTTGGGATTAGGTACCCAACTATAATCGAAACCAGTATCGTCTATACCAGCC